AGTACCAGCCTATCAATTGAACCAGCGTTATTATCTGCCGTAGCGGACAATGAGGCGATCACCTATAACAGTGTACCTTTTACTATGGCGTTAGATGACAATACTCAGGCTATGACGATGGATACAGCGGGTTTTGTTGGCTTTAAGGTAAAACTGACAGAGGCGTTCTAATGGCAAGGTTTACGGGAGACAACGCAACAGAGGCGGATAAGGATGCTAACCGACCAGTTCATTTAGTATCTGTTCACTTTGATGCTCAGACTACATATACCACAGATGCATTCCATCAAATAACATGGGATGGCAATACATATAATCCTGCTGGCGGCTTGCTCCAGATTTCTGATATATCAGAACAGGCAAAGGTAGTTGTCTCCACAGTAAACGTATCTCTGTCAGGAGTGGATCAAACATATCTCTCACTGGTTCTTGCAGAAGATTATATTGATAGACCGTTGAAGATATATCTCGGCTTTCTTGATGATGTAGGGGCATGGGTAGCTGATCCCATTCTAATGTTAGAGGGTAGAATGGATGCACCAAAGATTGTAGAAGATCCATCCAAAGGAACTTCTGTTGTCAGTATAGCCGCCACTAATGCTTGGGTAGATTTTGAGCGCAATACAGGGCGACACACAAACCACGAAGAGCAACAGACATACTTTGCAGGTGATAAAGGCTTTCAATTCGCCTCAGAGATACAGAAAGATATTCCTTGGGGAAGGGCATGATCCAGAATCTACCCTCAGACGCTTTGGATACCTCTCTGGCTGAATATAAAGCTCCCTGTACGCTTGTAGTGAATAATGTAGATGGTTGTCTACCCTCTCAATTTGAAGAGCATACAGCGCAATCTATGGAGGCTATGATTCTCAAAATGGATCAGATAGATGCTCCTGTAGCTCATAGATTCGCACCTGATATCTATATTAGAGAAGTATCATTACCTGCTGGTGCTTTTGTGATGGGGCATTATCACAAGACTAAACATCTAAATATCATGCTCAAGGGGCGGATTAAGTTTCTAGGTGCTGATAGTAATTGGGTAGAGATGACTGCTCCACAGACATTTGTAGCAGAGGAAGGCAGAAAAGTAGCTTTTGTCTATGAGGATACTATTTGGCAAAACGTATTCGCCACCAGTGAAACAGATACCGAGAAGTTGGAAGAGATGTTATTGCGAAAATCTGCCACATGGGAGGAGTATTTAGAGGCAAATGAGAACCTTCTTACTTTCGATTATGCAGAAGATACAGCAGATTATTACCTAGCGATTGCGGAGTTTGGATTAACTCATTCTCAAGTGCTGGAAATGACTACCAATACAGAAGATCAAATCCCATTCCCTTATGGCTCATATAATGTGCAGGTATCAGATTCAAAGATAGAAGGGAAAGGAATGTTTGCAACAGCATCATTCAAGACGGGTGATGTAATAGCCATTGCCAGAGTTGGAGAGAAAAGAACTCCAGCAGGGCGTTATGTGAACCATTCTTGCAAGCCTAATTCTATTTATATGGTTGACGGAGAGAATATCAATCTTGTAGCAAATCAGGATATTCAAGGCTGTAAAGGTGGAAGCCTTGGAGATGAGCTAACTGTAGACTATAGACAGGCATTGTCTCTGGAGGCATCATGTCAGGTATAGTTGTTGGTGCGGTTGTCGGTGGATATTTAGCAACAAGCATAGTTGTTGGTGTTGTAGCTGGTGCGGTTGTTGGTTATGTAGTTGGTGATTATATAATAGATGCTCTGACCCCTGATCTACCAGACCCATCGGACGGAGGCACGCAAGGGGCGTTAGCCAACAAGCCTAGCTCTAATGACCCAATACCTATCATTTACGGTACTCGCAGGATCGGTGCGACTAGAGTGTTTCTGGAGACAGAAGGAACGGATAATAAATACCTTCATCAAATCTTGGTATTGGCAGAAGGTGAGATTGATAGCGTTACAGAGGTCTGGATAGATGATGATCTAATCGGAGATTCCAAATACGACAGCTTTGTTACTACGACTATCCACACAGGCGCAGATGACCAGTCAGCTGATTCCACTCTGCAATCTACGTTGTCAAACTGGACTAGCGATCACAGATTGAGAGGTGTGGCATATGCTTACGTTAAACTAGAGTACGATCAGGACACTTTTGTAAGGGGTATTCCAACAGTTACCTTTACAGTTAAAGGAGCAAAGGTTTTTGACCCTAGAGACAGCAGTACAGCATGGAGCGATAATCCTGCTCTCTGCATTAGAGACTATCTGACCAATACTCGGTATGGACGTGGACTGCCATCCAGTGAGATAGACGACACCAGCTTCATCAGTGCCGCCAATTATTGTGATGAATTAGTTGATCTAACAGGCGGTGGCTCAACAGTTAAGCGTTATACCTGTAACGGCATTGTGAATACTGAAAGCGCATCAATACCTATTCTGAAAGCGTTAGTCAGTTGTTGTCGTGGTATGTTGGTATTCACTGCTGGCACGTATAAGCTAATTATTGATAAAGCAGAATCTACGGGGTTTGCCTTTACCGAGAATAATGTTATTGGTGGCTGGAATATCCAGATGGGATCTAAACGAAACCGCTATAACAAGATTAAAGCAGACTTCACCAATAAGGAAACTTCATGGCGTGATGATATTGCTATCTCTGAATCGTCTACATACAAGACTAACGACAATGATCTAAAATTAGAAAAGACCATCAAACTGCCCTTCAATACAGATATTGAAAGGGCACAGATGTTATGTGCATTAACCCTAAACCAATCACGCCAACAGATAGCGGTCACATTTATAGCTACTATTGAGGCTCTACAGGCAGAGGTTGGAGAGGTTGTAAGCATTACTGCTGATGGTATGGGGTGGTCAAGCAAGGCGTTCAGAATCGAACGCATGGATATTAAATCATCCAGTGAAGTAAAAGTGACAGTGCGTGAGTATGATTCCACCGTATATGATTTTGGAACTGTTGACGAGCAAGACTCAATACCTAATACTAATCTACCGACTGTAACCACAGCGGTTGCGCCAACAAATATAATAGCTACAGAATCACTCTACTCAACAAGAGACAATGGCATCAAGGCAAAGGTTGATCTCAGTTGGACTGCCTCAGATGACCAGTTTGTGCGTGAATATGAATGGGGTTATCTCAAGAATGGAGACTCTACATATACAACAGGGGTTACACGCTCCACCAGTTATACCATTTATGATATTGATCCAGCCAAATATACATTTAGAGTCAAAGCAATAAATAGCACTGGAGTATCTAGCGGTTATGCCACACTGATTCAGGAGATTGCAGGACTATTAACCGCACCATCCGCATTAACTGACGTTAATCTACAAGCGGTATCTAGTCTCGCTATCTTGTCATGGTCAGAGTCAACAGATTTAGACGTGAAGAACGGTGGCAAGATTGAGGTTAGACATTCTAACCTGCTCTCTGATGCAACATGGAGTAATTCGGTCTCTATTGGTACAGCGTTAGCAGGTACAGCAACAGTAGCGGTTCTGCCTCTCCTCTCAGGCACGTATATAATTAGAGCGGTAGATAGTTCAGGTATCTATTCATCATCTGCTACAGTCACAACAGAAGCGGCAACTGTACAAGCCTACTCCACCGTTGATACCGTACAGGCACATCCTAACTGGTCAGGTACGCATGATGACACAGTAGCGGTGGATGGCGTATTGAGACTACAAGGCAACTCTGATGTAGACGATTGGGCGAGCGTAGATGCAGTCTCCAGTATTGATCTAGGTACAACAGGTGTAGATGTTGGGGGAACTTACACATTCTCTGCTGGAATAGATGCAGGGTCAGTAAAAAGACAGAGATTGGTTAGGGATTTAACAATGACCACTATCAATAATGCCGCCACTATGGATGCTCGCACCACAAATATCGACAGCTGGATTGATTTTGACCAGACCGATAATTTGAGTGCAAACGCTATTGTCTATGTGAGAACTACAGATGATGATCCAGCAGGGTCGCCAACATGGGGCGGATGGGAAAAACTAGAAGTGGTGGAGTATAATCATAGAGCATTTGAGTTCAAGGTTGACGTCACATCACCAGACATTGACCACAATATCAGACTTTCGGAATTAACGATTACATCACAGGAGATTGTATAGATGGCAACACATGACTATAACCTCGCTAACGCAGATGGAGCGACATTCAGATCCGATCTGAACAGTGCCCTCTCTGCCATTGTTAGCCAAAACAGTTCGGCAAGTGAGCCGAGTACAACTTTTGCTTACCAGTTCTGGGCGGATACCACGAACGACCTGCTCAAACAGAGAAACGCGGCTAATAGTGGGTGGATCACTCTCTACACTTTAAGTACAGGCGATGCCGCATCAAATACTGTACCGACAGCCGCTATTGAGGACAACGCAATAACCCTTGCAAAAATGGCACACGGTACAGATGGTGAGATTATCACTTATGATGCTACAGGCGCTCCAGCTACGGTTGCAGTAGGCACATCAGGGCAGGTGCTTACGAGTAATGGTGCTGGTGCTGCACCTACTATGCAAGCGGCTGCTGATAATACTCCAGCATGTATGGCATACGCTAGTACGGGTCAGACTATCTCAAACGCAACATTCACCAAGGTTCAACTTGATGCTGAAGTTGTAGACACTGATTCAGATTTTGATTCATCAACTAATTATCGCTTCACCCCTTCTGAGGCAGGATATTATGCAGTTGGTGGACTTATATCTGTAAATGACATGGGCGCATCTGACGTTGTAATTATAAACATCAAGAAGAACAGTACAGTTATTGTGGATGCTTATGATGATAAGGCGGTGGGTTCCCCAGGAATGGTTGGAGGGTCTACCGTTGCTTATATGAATGGCTCAACTGACTACTTTGAAATGTACGTTTATCACAACTATGGTAGCAACCGAAATCTTATCGGAGCTGTAGATAACAACTATCTATTCGCTTACAAATTGGCTGGAGTATCTTAATGATTAGTGCAAATGGATTACAGGGTTTAGGGTTTAACCCATTGGGTGATTTCGTTCTTCAAGATGACGGGGATGGTGTTGTCTATATAAAAGAATGGAATAGTAATCAACCACAACCATCAGTAGCAGAGATTGAGACTGCTGATGCCCAATGGCAAGCAGAATACGACTCCAATCAATACCAACGAGACAGAGCATCAGCCTACCCATCTCTACAAGATCAAGCAGATATGCAGTATTGGGATACAGTTAATGGTACTACCACATGGCAGGATGCTATTGCGAAGGTTAAGGTAGATTACCCTAAAGGATGATAAATGAATGATGACCAACCTGCTAATCCAACTCATCCTCTCAGTATTGGTAGGTGTTGTTGGGTTAGCAATCTGGGTAACGGTAGGTAGTTATTTAACTAAAGGATAATGAGATGTCGCAAGAACACTGGCACTTGGATAAGAAGGTAAACCTGTCACACATGGTAACAACAATGATCCTGCTAATCTCCGGTGTTGTCT